TAGTTCAAAGTGTCCAAACATATAGCGAGCTGGTACTTTGTGTATTTGTTTCCACTCATCTCCTACTAGCCAAGGTACTAATGCAACATCATCTTGTGTTATTACATCTTCCACTAGTGTAACATTGTGAAATAAGTCTGCATATGGCAAACTATTAAGTTCTCGCTTTTCACGATAGTATAAATCATGGTTGCCCATAATCATATACACCTTTTCAAAGTTTTCACTTAACTTTCGAACATTGTTTACGCTATAATTAAGTGTACTAACGTTAACACCAGCCCTATGGTGGTGCCAATCTCCTAAAAAAATGCATGTTTCGCAGTCATTGCTATTCGCAATAAACCAATCTACGAATTCGTCGCAGTCTTTGTTGTGTTGTTTGCTGTTATTCTTATTGCCGAAGTGAATATCAGCAAAGCAAGCCGCTCTATTAAAAAATGTCATGTGTTGATGATATACTTTATATTGAAGATTGTCAACTAGAAGTTTGTACCAGTAGCTTCTTTACGTTCTTTTTCGCTTTTTTCGTCCCATTTGGCCTTTTCAGCGGCTTCGTGGTCAAGTTGTCTGCTAAAACTAGGATTGAACCCATTTTCTTGTAGTAAATCATCACGTATGTTTTGATTACGTTTTTCAAGGTTAAGTACTCTTGTAAAGCTATTAGTAACAACTGCGGTATAGTATGCAAAAGGATTTTGACTTTTGTCTTCGTTAAATTTTAACCCTATCTGGGATAATTGCATAAGTGCATGGCTACGCATTTCATCTACGTAAGTATACCCACGCCAATTGCTACGCATACTGTAACGCTCACACAGTTTGATATACATTTTTGCTAATTCATTTGTTGTATAACCATGTGTTGTGCTAAATGCTCCATTATCAAGTCCGCCTTCCCAGTGACTACGTACAACCTCTTGTATTTCGCCATTGCGTTTAGCATAATGTTTAAATGGTGGAAAGTTAACCTTAACATGGCGGTCTGCTTCTGTTTTTGGATTAGTTTTACGTTTAGCATCGCCCGGTACATGTTCAAATGTCATTAATCTAAATATTAGTTCGTCAGGATTAATCTCATCTGCAATAACTCTTGTGTCAGCTTGCTTTGGTTTATCTTTAACTCGTTTCCCACTTGCTTGCCATTTTCTATAAGATTCTTCATATCCTTGTGAACTCAACACACTTGCTCTATTTTCTCTTGCCTGTTGAATTACATCAGGATCAAAAATATCTTCGTATGAATTTACAATAATATCAAATCTTTCATATTCGTCATCTAACATATGACAATATGTTAGTTTACTCTTGTGAATTTCTTTTAACATATCCTTGTTATTAAGATAATTTTGTTTTCTCATTGATCTTTCCTTAAATTAATGTGAATATAACACATATTTTTAGTGTTGTCAAGTTCTTCTAATTATACTAGTACTTATTCGTGCTATAAATAGTATTATAGGAGAACGACATGAGATACTCACAACTTACTGAAGCTGAAGCAACTGACATTGCTGTATTCTATGGTGGAAGATTTCAACCTATGCATAGTGGCCATCATAAAGTTTATATGGACTTAGTTCGCAAGTTTGGTTCTTCAAATGTATTTATCGCTACTACAATAGCTAAGAATGCACAGCCAGAAAAAGATCCGTTTAGTTACGAAGAGAAAATTGGTATTATGACTACTATGTTTGGTATACCTGCAGATAAAATTATCCGCACTAGCCCGTATCAACCTGATGTAAGTGCAACTGGCAAGGATCCCAACAACACAGCGTTGTTGCTAGTATTCAGTGAAAAAGATGCAGGACGATTGAAGACAGGCGGATATCTTAGAATGTATAAAGACGGCGAACAATTAACTTCAAGTGACGAAGCAGGATACATTTATACTGTGCCTGTTAAAGACGATGGTCGTAGTGCTACTACATTTAGAAATGTAATGCGTATGGATGGCATTGAAGAAAAGAAAAAGCGTGAAGCGTTCGAGGACTTTTTTGGAAAGTTTAATCCCAAAGTTTACAATTTTGTAAAAGGTAAATTAAATGGCAATAAGTAATTCAGCTAGAACAAAAATCAGTTGCATGGCGCCAGATATATATTATGCTGGTCCAGCGGCAGTGCTACGAGATACTGGCGGGTTAGTATTTCCTGTACAACCAGATATTGTGTACAACCAATCTGTCAATTACAATCAGTATAATTTAACACATACTAATTATACAACACATGCATAGGCTGGAACACCAAGTCCAACTATACAAATAACAGCACAATTTAGTAATGTTACTCGAGACGAACATCTATATACACAAGGGGTAATACATTTCTTACGTTCTGTGACAAAAATGTTTTATGGTATACAAGATACGACAACATCACCAATAGCAGGTACACCGCCGCCTAAATTGAGGTTTTCTAGTTTTGGATCAAATCAATTTAATAATGTTCCAGTTTTTGTTGGCAATGTAAGTATTCCTTATCAAAGTGATACTGACTTAGTTGAAGTGGTGGACGAAAACGGTAAACCACAAGCGTTGCCAGCAGTACAAACGATTGCACTTGATTTACTTGTTAGTATAAATCCAGCTAAACAAAAGCGTGAATTTAGTAAACACCAGTTTATTAATGGTAAGTTATATGGACAAGGGTTTATCTAATGGCAAAATATTCTAACTCCAGTAACTATGCAATAACTTCTCAAAATTTAAAGTATTTAGATATCTATCAGCCAAAACTAACCAATGCTAGTTTGTCAGAAAATGCAACGCTAGTACGCATTGGAAATCGATACCACCGTCGTCCAGACTTACTTGCATTTGATATGTATGGAAATCCAAGATTTTGGTGGGTGTTTGTTCATTATAATAGAGACAAACTTAGAGATCCAATCAATGATTTTGTTGCGGGATTAGAAATTAAAGTCCCTGCTAAGTCAAGTTCTTTTGGAGCGAGCTAATGGGTACTTTAGACGAGATTGCAGACGCCAGGGAAGCTGCAAGAATTAGTAATAACAGACAATTTGTTAATAACTCTGCTAGCTTTTATAAAGATAATATTTTAAACGAATATGAAACTTATACTTACAGTTGGGCGATACATATGATTAATCCAACTCGTGCTCAAGAATTTGAAACAAACATAACAGACGGCACATATATTACATTAGCAGAGACTGGTGTTGAAAATGAAATTAGTCTTGAAACAGTAATACAAAATACAACATTAGGATTTGTAAGAGACAATAGAAATGCAGTTGCTAACACTTGGGATATTACCTTTCAAGAAGCAAACGGTATGACATTTCTAAATCGAATCATGTTAGCAGCTAGAGAACTTGGTATTAGAAATCATATCGAAGCAAGTTATCTACTTGAGCTTAAATTTCGAGGATGGAAACAAGACAATACTTCAATAAAAGATGAAGAGATTGGTCCATTTTGGTATGTTGCATCAATAACAGACTTTCAAATAAAGCATCAAGATAGTGCAACTAATTACCAAGTTGCGTTTGTAGAAACTGAATCTAATGCGTATCGTCGAATGGACTACCATCTAAAAACTGATTTATCTGTATCAGCCAGTACCTTTGGAGAGTTTTTAACTAATTTTACTGACGAAATTAATAAAGAAACAGAAAGACTAGTTGAAACTACAGTCACAAGGCTATATCCAAACATATATGAATTTGGTACAGAAGGAGCGGCTGACGAATGGAAAAATTGGAAGTTTGATGCTGTACGTGGCGAAAACTTACAAGAAGGTCGCAACGTTAGTGTGACGTCAGCTGGTGGAGTAGTCACATTTACACTTGCTGAAGGTACAAGTATGACAGCGGCGATTGCTGCAGCAATATTACAAACTAAAGAATTTAAAAAAATACCCCTAGTTGGAAAAAACAGGTTTGCTAAAGATAATACAGATGATGCAGTTGCTGACTTTAACAGATTAAGTGAACTTATGCAGTGGTTTATGTTTTCAACAAAAGTAGAATACAAGGAGCCTTATGACTCAGTTGCAAAGCAATATGTGAGAAAATTTATCTACAACATAAAAGCATATGCTGCGCCACAGGGAGTTCATGATCCTATAAGTTTTAAACAGCTAGCAGGTGATAGCAGTGCTCAACAAGCTCGTATGAATAATATATTACGCAATGGAGTATTACGCAAAAGATATGATTATACATATACTGGACTCAACACTGAAGTACTTGATGTTGACTTATCATTAAACACTATATTTTTTGTTACTCAAGCCATTGCTGGTGGCCAGCTGGGTGCCAACCAGCAGTTTCCAGGGTTAACGACAGCAGAATCTGCTGCATATAATGCAAGACAACAGTATGCAACCGCTGTATCAGCCGTAAGAAGACTTGAAACAGAACGAACAAGATTGGAAGCAAAACTAAGCCAAGTAGACCCAAGAAATGAAGATGGACAACTTGCACGAACCAATCGTGAATACGAAGCTAACACTGCGGCGATAGACGAAGCACAACGTAATCTTGAACTTAAAGAGCAAACACTTGAAGAAAGTAATAGACAACTTTTTGAAAATACAAATACGGAGTCAGTCAGATTTAAACCCGCTACGTTCAAATACATAACACAAAGTGATCTTTATGATGGAAATACACGTTTTAGTAAAGAATTTGAATCAGATCAAACATCAATGCAGTTTGATTATAGAAGTGTTAATGATAGTTTAGCATCAAGCGGTGCTGATACTAACGATGATCCTGGAACTGCAATGTTGGGTGCATTAGAAATTAATCTTAATGCTACTGGTGAATTAGTAGAGCAGAGATTAAATATTAGAGGAGATCCTTATTGGTTAGGAAAACCCAAAGGCGCCGCCGCAACTAATGACAATCAGGCCGATTATGAGTTTGGCGGATTAGGGTACTTTTTTAATATGAGATTACCAGTCCTTGAAAGTGAAGATGGGTTAATGCCTGAGGAAATATTTAACGTAACAGCATTATACCGTGTTAAAAGTGTTACCTCACAATACATGATGGGTGAATTTAAACAAACTCTTGATTCAATAAGAGACACTAATACTAATAATACCATGTTGATTAATCAATTATTAGAAGGAAAAACAATTGGTGACCAGCCAAGCTCGTTAAAGTCAAACTATCATAATACAAATGATGATACAGACCCACAGCCAGACACCAATGGTAATGTTGTTAATGATACAAGTAGTACACTAGATCCATCAGCAACCGGAAGTGGCAATGGTACTATAACTGGTCCTAGAACTGGAGTAGACGGTAGATTATTGACTGCTATGGAAAGTGCTGCGTCATCAACTGGACTAACTGGTGTTATAACACCTAGGGGTGGAAACCGAGGACCAGGAGGAAGCGGCAGACACAATGGCTATGCTGCTGATGTTCAACTTTATGATGGTAATAGATTATTAAGTGTAGAAAATCCGCAAGATCTTGCCCTTATACAAAACTACACATCAGCGTTTTTAACAGAAACTCGAAGTGCAGGGTTAGTACCAAGTGTTGGTATAGCTAACCCAGCGTATGGATCTGGGTCAGGATTATATATGTCTGGCGTTGCACATCATTATGATATTGCAATGACACCTGGTATTGGTGCAAACCTAAGTCCGAATGCAGCACCATATTGGGGCGGTTCGGGTGAACGTACCAAACACCACCGCCCACCAACTTGGCTTGTAAATATGTATAATAATAGTTAAGGAACATTATGTCAAATAAAGAACAAAATAGAGCAACAAATACAAATAGAGATTCGATTGGAATACCATCAGTGTATTCTAGTGGTGATCGTGTTGGATTTGCAATGCCTAACGGAGTGTTTGTGGGTAATGTTGTTGATGTAGCTGACCCTGATTATGGACAAGCAATATATGTTAAATTAGTTAATAATGAAAGATGGGGAAACCAAGATACCCGTGAAGAAAGACATAAATTTACTAAAGTTAGAACAGTATCTCCATTTGGTGGATCAATTACTGGTGAAAATACATCAGTTGCATACGGTGCATGCTTCCCTCCGCCTGGTCCTGGCACTGAAGTTTTAGTTGCGTTTACTGGAGACGATCCCATTGGGTTTTTAATTGGCGTACTGCCAACAGTTGGACGTAACGGTTCAATACCTGGATTACCAGTTAGTGAAATAACAAATGAAAATACCATCGGCGCATCAGTTGACCCAGGAGTTAAGCAATCAGGAAATACTAGAAGTAGACATCCAGTTAGCAATGCAATTGCTGAGCAAGGTACTGCATTAGACCCAATACGTGGGATTGGTAGTAGTGGTTCACGACGTGAGTCACCGATTAATGTATCAGGATTTGTAACTCCTGCAGGACATAGTTTTGTAATGGATGACGGTACAGTTGCTCATAGAGAAGGAGTAAATTATGTACCAGACCAATCACGTGAAGAAGGTCAAAATAACTTAGTACGTTTACGTAGTGCAGGCGGAGCACAAATGCTTTTCAATGACACTGCTGGTATTGTATATATAACAAACCAAAAAGGCACTAGTTGGATGCAAATGGATGCTGATGGAAATGTTGATGTTTATGCAAAAGGTAGTGTAAGTTATCATGCAGAAAAAGACTTTAACTTTTATGCTGGCGGTGATATTAACATGGATGCTGATTCATTTAATATTAAAGCTCGTGGTGCCGCAGGTATACAAGCAGAAACTGCAACAGGGCCAATACAACTTAAAGCAAATAAAGACATACGACTAACAACTGATTTAAATTTACAACTTAAAGCTAAAGGATATGGTAGAATTAGTACAGATGGTATGTTAGACTTAAACGGTCCTTCAGCATTGGGTGCAGTTGGACCAACAAGCGGAAGTTTAAATGTAAATCGTGCAGTAATAGAAAGCATTAATCCAAGAGTACCTGAACATGAACCATGGGGCGGACATAGTGCACAAGGTAATAAAATTGCTGCACAAGCACCATCAAGTGCACAAACATCAGCAACTGATTATGATGTATCGAAATTCGACTATCCAAAGTCATCTCCAGTGGATTATGAACAAAGTGACGTAGGAAAAACTAATTCAGCTCCGAGTCCTTTTGCTGGTGAAAATGAACAACGAAAATCTGCTTTTGAAAAAGAACTGGAACGCAGAGCCAAAGCTAAAAATATTCGTTCAGGCAGAAGGCAATAATTATGACTATTTTATCTAAATTTAAGACAAATTGGGAAGAATTTATTGTTAAAGACGAAAACTGGAATACCAGGTTAGACATTAATACAATAACTGCTAGTGACAAAGTAATTCTTGTAACTCTTAATATGTCAACATATGTTGGATATAACCAAACTGGTTACAGTATTCCTGGTTTTGATCGTGGAATCACTGAGCAAGAAGCATATAATATTTGGATACAAGATTTTCAAAACAATCAGCGTACTCTCATTAGACAACTAAAAGACTTTGGATTACCTAGTATACCACAATGTGTGTATGATGGGTTAATACTTTACTATATTATTAATGGCGACATTTTGCAAGTAACTGCCAATGAAGGTGTATATGAATTACGAGATTACATTGTTAATAGTGATTGGGATTCACTTGCAAGTGCAATTAAACGTAGCAACTTTAATCGAAATTTTTGCTCACAAGCAGCATCAATTATAAGATTAAGTGACTATGGAAAAACAAAATCACGTAGTTGGCATAGACAAACTGGTATATATGAAATGCGTGATAAAAATGATATCGATGCGCTAGGTGAGGACGACTTAGAAAGAGCAAGATTTGCATACTATGCAGAAACACTAAAATTCCTTTCAAAAACACCAGAGGGTATTAAACGTACTATTGCAAAGCAGTATGACAGTAAATTAGTCGTTGATCAATTCACATACAGTGGTAGTAGTGTGTTTACAATCTCAACTACTCCTAGTATGGAACCAGTAGAAAAACTTAAAGTGGAAATTAACGGAGAGGTAATTCAACACTTTTTTGACTTTACTTTGCTTAACAATGTTATTACTATAACAAAAACACTGAATACTGGTGATATTGTCCGATTTACTACTAAAATTTAAAAAGTAGCAGTTAATTTTGCTATAAATATCAGTATGGTTACATACGTTGGATATAGCACAATTGATAGCAAAAGCATTAACTCAATCCTTACAGACAAGGATTTAGCACTGCGTGACTTGCTAAACCACTTTTACACTCGTAAAGGTGAAAGAGTAATGAACCCAAACTTTGGGTCAATACTACATGATTTAATTTTTGAACCTCTAGACGAAGCTACAGAAAATTTGGCAACTGAAGATGTACAAAATATTATTGACAGTGACCCAAGATGGATTTTTAGTGAATTAAATTTAACTAAACCTTCAGATCATCAATTAGATATACGAGTACGTGTTGTTTATGATGATACTGGGCTGGCTGAAGAACTATATTTAACATACACAAGTGAGACAACATAATGGCACAAGGCGCAAGACAGAGCAGTTTATTTGCAGCTGAAGATTTTAGTGTAGTGTATGAAAGTTTTGCGCAAGCAAACTTCCAAGCATACGACTTTGACACTATTAAAAATGCAATGGTAGAGTACATAGATACCAACTACCCAGAAAATTTTAATGACTGGATCAGCTCAAGTGAGTTTACAAGTTTACTAGAACTTATGGCATTTCTGGGACACAACTTAGCATTCCGTAATGATCTTAACTCACGTGAAAATTATTTAAGTACAGCAGAACGTAGAGACAGCGCCCTCCGTATTGCTGAGTTTTTGGGGTATAACCCAACACGTAATGTAGTAGCTAGTGGTTATTTAAAAATTGATAGTGTAAAAACAAGTGAAACAGTTTATGATGTAGACGGAAACAGTCTTGCAAATGTGGACTTGCAGTTTGAAGATGTAACTGATCCAGTTTTTTATCAAAACTTTATTACAGTAATGAACAGCATCTTTGCCGGCAGTAACCAATTTGGTACACCTTTTAGTAGGAGTGTGCGTGACGGCATCTCAAACGAAATTTACAGAACAACAAGTATAGGTGCTGAACCATCGTACGAGTTTAACGCAAATATTTCTGGAACACGAGCAGTATTTGGTGCACATAGTTTGTATTATAATACTAACTCAAATCGTATACAAGAAAAAACACCTGATCCATTTGGTGCACTTGATATATTATACAAAAATGACAATGGTGGGTTTAGTAGTCCAAACACTGGATTCTTTTTAGGATTTAAACAAGGCACATTAAACTTCAAAGACTTTAACATTACTGACGGATTGCCAAATCTTGTACTTGATATTGATGACACTAATGTAGCAAACGGAAATATTTGGGTACAGACTATTGATGAAATTGGACAAGTATCATCTAATTGGAATCAAGTTGATCGAATCTTCGGACTAAATGCAATATATAATAATCTTGACAATAACTTTAGAAACATTTATACTGTATAAAGTAGAGAAGATGATAAAATTAGTATTGTGTTTGGTGACGGACTATTTGGGAACGTACCACGTGGTATTATCCGTGTGTGGTATAGAACTGGATTAAACCGTAGTTATGCACTAAATCCAGAAAGTTTTGGATCAACTTCATATTCGTTTGATTACGCAGGTAGTGATGGAAATACATATCGTGCAGTGTTTAGTGCTAGTTTAAAAACTAGAATAAGCAATGCTAGTGAACGTGAAAGTTTACAAAGCATTAAAGACAATGCTGGACGTTTCTTTAGTACACAAGATAGATTAGTAACAGCAGAAGATTACAGTATATTTCCATTAACAGTAAGTGAAAACATACGCAAAATTAAAAGTGTTAACCGTGTACATAGTGGACACAGTCGCTTTAGAGATTTTAACGATCCAACTGGCAGTTATAGTGACGCTATACAGTTCTTAGACGATGGATATTTGTACAGAGAAGATATTGCGGCACGTAGTGTAGTTAGTCTACCAACTAATTTAAACAGTGAACAAACATACAGTAGGTTTATTAAGCCACTATTGGATAATCCAGAAGTTAAAAACTTCTTTTATGATAGGCAGTATTATGGTCCAGATGGAGCATATGCTCCAGCTAGTCAATATACTAACACAACTGCTAATATTGTTTACTATAATGCAAACGGTAGTGCAACAAATGCATTCCGTTGGAATCAAGTTACTAAGGGTGCAAACACAAGTACTGGATACTTAACTAACGACACTAGTACTATACAACGAGTTAAGTCAAACGGCGTTGCACCAATGGATAAAATTGATATAAATTCAATCATTGAGTTTGTAACTCCCCCATATAAAATAGGATACATTAGCAGTATCAAAATAACCAGTGCTGGTAGTGGATACACATCAGCACCAACAGTTACAATAGCAGGCGCTGGAACAGGTGCTACTGGTGTTGCAAATATTGATGGTAGTGGAGCGTTAGTTAGTATTACTATTACAAATAGCGGATTAAGTTATGACAGTGCTACAAGTATTACACTTAGTGGTGGTGGTGGTAGCGGTGCAAGTGCAACAGCCGTAATTTCAAATGCAGATACAAAATGGGTAAGAGTAACTGGAATTTACAATGACGGACTAGGGATCGATAATAGTATTGGTACACCAACTGGTATTGATATGATTGGCCGTGGTAGTATTGTATTAAGCGGAGTTATTCCAAGTGGTGCTCGCATTAAACGTATTTTGCCAAGTTGGGCTAATGATTTAACCAGTGCAATTAAAACAAATGTGCTTACTCGTATTACAAACAAAAACAGCTTTGGTTTACGTTATGATGCTGCAACACAAGCATGGGCAATAGTTGATAGTAGTGACTTAGTCACTAGTTCAATTACAAATAACAATCCAAGTAGTTGGAGTAGAACATATGAAGGTGATACAAACGGTACAGGTCTTGACAACAGTTGGATTATAAGACTAAATTATACTTCATCACAGTGGGAAATTATAACCCGCAAAACTCGTTATGTGTTTGGTAGTGATGAGCAAGTTAAATTTGCTAACTTAAACTTTGCTGAAACATTTAGTAGTGAGACACTAAAACCAAGTATGGACAATATCAAGATACTAGGAATTAATAGTAAAAGCAAATCAAACAGTTTACCAATTGGTTCAGATTATATTATGAATGCATTTGGATATTTTGTATATCCAGATGGTTATACTGATCCTAACAAAATTAGACTAACATTGTCAAGTCCTAAAAATGATGGGTTTCCAGTAAATCCAAGTGCATTCCATGATATTGTTGGAGACGAAACAATCAAACTTAATACAAAAGTTGTTAATGGGTTTACGTATACAGTACATAATACTAGTAGCGGCACATCAGTAACTGGACGTAGTGGACTATCAAGCAAATATACACGTATTGCTGATGCTAATCAAGTTATTGATCCAGCAACAACTAACATTATTGATACATATGTACTGTTAACATCTTATGAGAACAGTTTTAGAACATGGGCAAGATTTGATGGTAGAGCATATACTAAACCAAATCCTCCTACTATATCTTCGTTGAATGACTTGTTTAAAAGTTTAGACAACAAAAAGTCAATCAGTGATCAAGTTATATATAGACCAGTTAAGTACAAAATACTTTTTGGTAACTTGGCAAGTAGTGAACTACAAGCAAAATTTAATGTAACCAAAACTGCAAATAGTACACTAAGTGATACTGAAATTAAACAAGAAATAATACGATTGATCAATCTATATTTTAGTATTGACAGTTGGGATTTTGGAGATACATTTTACTTTACTGAACTAGCGGCCTTTATCCACAACAATACAGTTGGTCAAATAGCGCAGATTAATATCGAATCAGTAGATAATCAAGCAAATCCAAACGCATTATTTGAAATAATTAGTGATAGTGATGAATTGTTTTTGCCAGTTATATCAACTAGTGACATCATAGTAAACAAGAGTACAGTTTATACACCTACATCAATTGCAGCAAATAGCGGAGTAAACATTACATGAGCAAGTTCCATGCTAAACCAATTGTAGCAAAACAATCTACTAGACCTGGTGAAAGTTCCGAATACGTTGGTACTCGGAGTACAGTAGATTTACTTCCTGCAATTTTCCAAACACCTGTTAATAAGAAATTTTTAAACAGCACACTTGAACAGTTGATGTCAAGTGGTAGTATGGAAGCAGTCAACTATTACTTAGGTGATATACAAAACAAAAATATAAGCAATGATAGATTTATATCAGACAACCGTTTTGCAACTAACTATCAATTTGTTCCTGGCGGAGTAGTTCGAGATCAAGATCAAAATATAACTGAAGCAATGACGTATGATGATTTAATTGATTTGCTAAAATATAATGAAGTTGATACTACTAACACAAGCCGCATTTTTAACGAAACAGGTTATACGTTAGACTTACCAATTGATTATGATATGTTTATCAACTACCATCATTATTTTTGGTTAGTAGACTTTTTACCAATATGTAATATACCAGCGACTGCAGCAGATCCGATTTCTGTTTCTGATATTGTTGGGTTACCATACTATAAAACACCAACCTTGGCAAATGGAAAACAACTTGGGTTTCAAAATGGTATGCGTGTACGATTTACTGGCGCAAATACAACTGGTAATTCACTATACAATAAAGACCACACTTACATTGTTGATGGTGTTGGTACTGCAATTAGTTTAACAAAGCAGTTCGAAGGTCCTGGTGCAAATGGATTTGGAAAACGTGTTTGGTTTAATGACACTGTATATGGGGCAGAAGAGCCAAGCCAATGGGATGCATCAGATACTGATTTTATATATCCATCATATGACTTTACATCATATGATGTGTTAAGTAGAGATTATGTAGTAGAAGAAAGACATAGTCCAGATCAAAGTATTTGGAGTAGACGTAACCTTTGGATACATGAAGAAGTAGTTAAGGTTATTGCAGAGTATACTGATTATCAATATCCAAACTTAACAGCAGAAACTTATTTACAAGAAAATTTCCGTGGAGTTCGACCAATTATTGCGTTTAGAGCTGGCATTGAGAAATATAACTTTGCTAAAAGTAGTTTAGGTAGTATAACATATGTCATTGACAATATTGCTGACCCACTGAATCAAATTCCAGTTGGTGTTGCTACTAATTGGAATTTAGCAGAACAATCAATTAACTTGTTCTGGAACGAACAAGGATATGAATACGGATCAAGTGTTCGATTATTAAGCAATGGTGTATCAACTTATTGGAATTGTATTAAGACACACACTACAAGTAAAAACCCAAGTTATTCTGAGAACGCAGTTTATTGGAAACAAGTACAAGCACGTAATTTACAAGACAATGATACTATATTATTCCTAAACGCAACAGCGCCTTATAATAATAATATCTACAGAGTCTCTGTAGATGCAAGTAATGTTGTTACTGCACTTACACAGATATACGGACCTAGCTCAACACCGTTAGTTACTGGTGCTGGCATAAACGTTCGTATTGGATACAACAATGTATTTGGTGAATCATACCCTAACAACATTTATAGTGGAAGCGAATGGTATTGGGATGGATCTGCTTGGGTGTATGCTCAACAGAAAAGTTATCGCAGTCAAGGTATTAAGTTTAACTTATATGACAGTAACAGCACATTACTCAACAATGCTGCAACATATCCAAACAGTGATTTTTCCGGTGATTACATTTTTAATTATGGCACTGGTGATACAACTGTTGACACTGCTCTTGGATTTAGTCCAAGATATGTAGATTATGGCAACACACCAGGACTAAGTTTTGATATTGAACTTGGCAGTAAGAGATATAACTATCTTCAATTAAACACAGCAGATACTCCATCAAACAGTGATGCGTCTAATGTTTCTGAAATACAAGGATACTATTATTATAAAAAACTTAGTGATAGTTCTTTTAATAACGGTTGGGTAACAATTAGAAACCATCAGCCTGTTAAAAAACATATACAAAAAGTAGTAACTAATACTGATCCAATTGTAATTGACATTGGTACAACTAACATTGATGCACCTGATACATTTAAGATATCAAAACGTAATGATAAAATACAAGTATTCCAGTGGAACAGTACAAATACTACAGCAGACCCAGAACGCATAAATGGATTGAATCCATCATTGTTCATTGATAGAACTAAAACATATAATATATCAACAATCTTTGATATCACAGACTTGGAGTTTTTACAACCTGACGGTACAGCATTAGCTAATGTCACTCTTGGTACACCTGTAGGAAACACTCGTACACTAACTGTAAGTAACAGCTTTCTTACTGAAGCAATTATGTATAGACTTGTTAGTGATAACAGTGTAAGTGGATTGATATATGTAAACAGCGATTCAATACCAAACAATCTAACAGTTACTAGAAATGGAAAACCATTTACAGTATATACGCTAGCCAACAATAAAATAACTATTCCTAGTGGGTTTAATATTAATGATCTGTTTGACATTGTCTGGCATACTAACGACAATATTTTACAAGGTACTAACCTTCCAGCTGATACGCACGTATTAAATCCACAAAATGAACTATTAACTGATGTTAGTTTTGGTGATATAATAACACATATGAAACAACAAATGGAAGGCATCCCTGGCTTCACTGGCAGTTTCTTTGGAGTTAACAGCTACAGAACTTTACCACACATACATGAATTTGGCGGTACTATCCGTCAACAGCCATACTCGACAGAATTGTTAAATCAAACATCAATGTTTGTTGATAGCAATATGTTTAATAGTTTAAAGTTTGCGATGGATAGTTATAGTAACTTTAAACAACAATTTATACAGAAGTGTATGCAATTACACAACACACTTGATAGTACATTTAGTGTTATTTCACTAGTGGACCAAGCGTTGACTAGCATAAACGTTGGAAAAAATCGTAACGATTTGTTTGCTAACAGTGAAATGATAAAGTATAAAGAGTATGAAGAATTTAGTGGGCAATGGACAGCATCAATGAGTCCTGTTTTTAAATTACCACAAACTATTAACACATATGATGATACATCTAACCACATACATGTAAGTGTACGTGATGCTGATGGTTCTGGTAACCATCGTTGGAGATCGTTACTAAACGGTCAAGATTACACAGTTACACAAAACCAATTAACTGTTACTAGTAGTGTAACTTTTGATAGTAACGGTGAAGCCTTAATTAAAATTAGATGGTATCCATTAACAAGTCCTAGTTTTGCTCCGCCTAGTGTAGTTAAGCTAGGATTGTTAAGCAAGTACGATGTCAAAGTAGACGCAACTTCAATATACGGACATGATGGATCAATAACTGCTCGTAAGGGTACTGAATTATATAATAGAAATGTATCAGGGTTTAATATTGAAGATGCTGTATTATTTGAGCTTGAGTCTCGAGTGTTTAATAACTTAGATGATAAATCAGTACCATCGCATAATATGTATTTGCCATTAGCAAGCCGTCCAAACAGATATAACTGGACTGATTTAACTAATGCATTGCGCAGTAGCTTTAATAAATGGAAAACTAAAAACAACATTACTAGCGTACATGATGCCGCTGAATATAATGTTAGTGACAAGTTCACTTGGAATTATAGTGCAGTAGGTCCAAAGATCGGTGGATGGAGAGGGTTGTATAATTATTATTTTAACACAGACCGTCCACATACACATCCTTGGGAAATGTTTGGATACACCCAAAAGCCAACTTGGTGGGATACAAATTATAGTTGGTCAGATCCAACTAAACGCACAGCATTGATTGCTGCATTAGAATCTGGTCACTCAAACGACCCAGCATTAAGTCCAAAAAAATATAACTTAACATACAGTTATAGTGCTTACGATTGGCAAACAAACACACTTGTAACTACAGGTGGAGTGTTAAATGATCCAGTAACTGCAAATGTTGTTACATCACCAACATCATCACAAGCAATGGCTGAGATTGTATTTGGTGATTGGGGCACTATTGAAAACAAATGGCGCCAAACAAGTAATTATAAACTTGCATTATTTTATGCGCTACTTAAATTACGTCCATTGCAAATATCAAATTTATATTTCCGTAGTAAAGAAAGAACATCAAGAAGTTTTAACACATTACACCGCATGTATGCAGATACACTGATGCTAGGAAATAATAAGTTAGTGCCGTTGTCTAATTCAACATACAACGATAACATTATAGAACTAGTTAACGTTAAAAACGGCGGTAGTGGATACTCAAGCGCCCCTGAACTTAGTGTGTTTAGTAACTTTGGTAGTGGTGGAAAACTACAATCAACCGTAAGTGGTGGAGTAATTACATCAGTTGCAGTAACTGATCCAGGTGGCAATTATCAAACAGTACCATCAGTTTTTCCTGCCACTGGATCTGCAACATTTAGTGTAATACTAGCTGCTGGTGCCAACCGTTATATTGCTGGACTAAACAATGCATTGATTAACTTTGCGCATTATAACAACACTACAGTATCAACTGTTAGTAAGCGTTTTGAAAATTACACTACCAATCCAATAATTAAAGCTGGTGGATTTATTAACAGTAACCAAGAAATTATTCTTGAGAGTAGCCAAGACAAAGGCCGTGTTAATATACCAGAAGAAAACATTAACACAGTATTGTATACAAGTCAACCAAAAGAAGAACTATTTTTTGGTGCTGTTAAAATAACAAAAGTATCTACTGGTTATAAAGTAACAGGTTACGATACTACTAAGCAAAACTTCGTATACTTTAAACCAAATAAAGATGCTGGAGCACTCACAGTTACCGCTGGTGATACAACAGTTAGCAAATACAAACACCATAGCAGTACAAATAGCACACTAGATTATAACACAGTGTTTGACAGTATTCAAGATTTATATGAATTTATAATTGGATATGGGTTGTATTTGGAAAGCAAAGGCTGGAATTTATCTTGGAACAGTGTTGCAAGTAGCACAGTTATTTGGTCTGAAACAGCAAAATTAAATGCTATACATTATGCTATACCAAGTGTTACTAAAATAGAAATCAATGAAAAATCAAACGGATATTTTAGCAATATCAATAACAAGTTTGATGGTCAATACAATGTAGTGGGCAAAGCCGGACTACAACTACTAAACAATAAACTTATTATTACTCGTGACGTTATTGGTAATGATGGCGCTATGACTACAATAGAAGCTACAACTG